GGAGATATAACTATTGCTCCTAACGGAACTGGAGTTGCTAAAGCAGTAGACGCAGGAGATGCTACTGGTGCAATTAAAATTGCAGGAAAAGAAACTATATGGGTTCCAGCGGTTGCCATGTATCCTAACACGACAAGTGGTTGTGCAGATTTAGCACAAACAGAATTATCAAATGGCCCTGAAATAAAAACATTAGATTTTGACAAAGACTCAGATGAGTTTGCACAGTTTGCTGTCGCTTTTCCTAAATCATGGAATGAAGGCACAGTAACTTTTCAAGCATTTTTTACAGCTGCTTCAACAAACACAGGTACAACAGCATTTGTTTTACAAGGTGTTGCATTAGCTGACAATGGAGATTTAAATACTGCATTCGGAACAGCAGTAGGACCAACAGCAAAAGCTATGAGTGGAACATCAAACGATTTAGCAGTTACAGCAGAAAGTGGAGCAGTTACTATTGCAGGCTCGCCTAGCACAGATGAGTACGTTTTCTTTCAAATATCAAGAGACGTATCAGCAGATAGTTTAACAGCTGACGCAAAACTATTAGGGATTAAATTATTCTTTACTACTGATGCTGCTAACGACGCATAATAGGAGGAATACGTGAAAGATTTAAAACCAGGATCTTTTGAAATAAGAGGAAATAAAAAAAGAAACACTAAACCAAAAACTAAAAGTTTTGGTTATCAAGTATTAGGTTTTGGTTCGGGCGGAGCTGGACCAAAATTTGTAGCTGGTACAGGTGGTTGTGTAGCAACATCTGGAGATTTTAAAATTCATACATTTAACAGCCCAGGAACTTTTTGTGTAAGTTGCGCTGGTAGCGTAGGTGGATCAAATTCAGTTGATTATTTAGTAATTGCTGGTGGCGGTAGCGGAGGTGGAGGACCATCTTCAGTTGGCGGCGGAGGCGGCGGAGCAGGTGGCTATAGAGAATCAGGAGGACAAGCTTCGGGTTGTTTCACTGTTTCTCCATTAGGTTCATGCGTTGCTGCTGTTCCAGTATGTGCACAAGGATACCCAGTTACAGTTGGTGGCGGAGGATCTGGTGCACCAGCAAATGGAAATTCAGGATCAAATTCAGTTGCTCTTGGAATAACTTCTGCTGGAGGAGGCGGAGGAGCAGATTATCCTTACCCTGTATGTGGAAATCCAGGTGGATCTGGCGGCGGAACTGGAGGAGGAATTGGTACACCATCACCAGGCCCTGGTATGGTTGGATTAGGAAATCAACCTCCTGTATCACCACCACAAGGGAGCAATGGAGGAGAAGCTCACGGCCCTGGAGGCGGAGGCCAAGCTGGAGCTGGAGGTGGCGGAGCCACACAGGTCGGCGGTAATGGCGGTTCACACGGTGATAACGTTAGAAATGGAGGAGCTGGAGGCACTTCATGTATTACAGCATCTCCCACAGGAAGAGCTGGAGGCGGCGGAGGTGGATCTGGAGTAATTCCAGTAACTGCTGCGGGAAATGGCGGACCTGGAGGCGGCGGAAATGGCGGCGGACAAGCGGGATCAACAAATAAAGGCGGCGGAGGAGGCGGCGGCAATAATGGCGGTCAAGCAGGATCTTCTGGTGGATCTGGCGTAGTAATCATAAGGTACAAATTTCAATAATATGGCACACTTTGCAAAAATATCTGAAGAAAATATAGTATTACAGGTTTTAACACTTGCAGACAAAGACTGTCAAAATGCAGAAGGTGTTGAAACAGAGTCTGTTGGACAAGCTTATTTAGAAACACATAATAATTGGCCTGCAAATTTATGGATTCAAACATCTTATAACACGCAAGCTAATCAACATTTAAATGGTGGCACACCTTTTAGAGGTAATTTTGCTGGTATTGGTGGAACATGGGATTCTGAAAATAACATATTTTGGCATCCAAAACAATATGCAAGTTGGGTAAAAAATACAACAACAGCTTCTTGGGAATCGCCTTTAGGAGCAAAACCTACACTAACAACAGAACAAATTAATGAAAAAAAAGATTATTTGTGGAATGAAACAGGACAATCTTGGGATTTAAAACAATGGAGTGTTGAACAAGGAACTCATATAGACCTTTAATTAAAAATAGTATATATTATAGAAAGAATGAAATACATAAGAGAAAGAATTTTTCCAACTAACATATACATATTGGATGATGTTTTAGATCAAAAAAATATTAACAATATTAAAGACAATGTGTATTTATTGTATAATAAAAATAAATCAGATATTTGGCAATCAAAATCATTACTACACAAAAAACTTGAATATAAAAATTTGTGTAAAAAAATTAAAGATTTAACAAAAATAATTTTTAAAGACCACAACTATTGTTATGACTCGTTTGACATAACAGGTATGTGGGCAGGTATTTTAAAACCTAAAACATTTCACGAACCACACTCTCATTCAAATTGTATTTTAAGTGGAACTTTTTATCTTGAGTCTGATGAAAAAAGTCCAATTTGGTTTTGTGATCCAAGACGTGTTGGTCAGATTATGCCTGATATTAAAAAACAAAATGTTGATAACTCTACTGTATGGTATTACCCTTCTATAGAAAACAGATTAATTATTTTTCCATCTTGGTTGCAGCATTATGTTACTACAATAAATTCTAACAAAAATAGAACTTCAATTTCTTTTAATATAATGTTAAAAGGCACTGTAGGTTCTCACGCACAATTTAATTATATGTCTATATGAATGATATAAAGAAAACAAATTTTTTTGAATTAAGTATGTATGAAGGCAAGATTAAAATGCCTAAAGGATTTGAAATAAATTCAGATGTTTTAATTAGTAAACTTTTTCAAGAAAACTTATTAGACAACAAATTTAGATCTTCAAAAGAATTTGATAAATTAAATTCTTACATTATAGAATACATGTATATTCAATATCAATTACCTTTTCGATTCTTAAAAACATGGGGAGATTATTACAAGTCAAAAACAATAACTAGACCATTAAGACAATTTAATCCATCTTTTCCTGAAGAAACAGGAAACTTAGTTGCTTTATATGGAATAGATGTTTCAAATTGTTTTATTAGATTACAATACACAGATAATAAAGATTTAAAATGTAGTGAGATAGTTGAGCTTAAAAAAAATAATTTTGTTATTTTTCCAGCTAATTTTGTTTATCAAATATCTTCTTTTCAAGAAAAAAATTTTAATTTTATACAGACTATAATTTACGATGCTTTCTAATTATTTAATTTTTAAAAGTGCTTTAACAAATAAATTTTGTGATGAAATAGTAAAATATTCTTTATCTCAAAAAGATAACATAGCTGTAACTGGCGGTTATGAAAAAAAATTGTCTAAAGAAGATTTAAAAAAATTAAAAACTGTTAGAGATTCTAATATAGTTTGGCTTAACGAAAACTGGATATATAAAGAAATTCATCCTTTTTTAATTGAAGCAAATAAAAAAGCAGGATGGAACTATAATTGGGATTATTCTGAAAGTTGTCAATTTACAAAATATAAAATAGGTCAATACTATACTTGGCACACAGATACTATTGCTAATACTCCTAATGGTAAGGTAAGAAAAATTTCTATGTCTTGTGTATTGTCGAACAGTGACGAATATGAAGGAGGAGAGTTTGAATTTGATTTTAGAAACTATAATCCCAATATGAGAGATGAATATAAACATGTTCATAAAATTAATAATAAACTGCCTAAAGGTTCTATAATAGTGTTTCCTTCTTTTATATGGCACAGGGTAAAACCAGTAACATCAGGTACAAGGTATTCACTTGTATCTTGGCATGTTGGAGATCCTTTTAAATAATGCTGTACCCAACCTACGTAATTGATAATTTTTTTCCTAATCCCGATCAAGTGGTTGAATTTAGTAAAAGTTTAAATTTTGAAAGAGATACTAATTTAGGTAAATGGCCTGGAGAAAGAACAGAATTAATGCACGAAATTAATCCAAGGTTTTTTCAATATACAACTAAAAAAATTTTAAGTTTAATATTTTCTAATAATTTTCCAAACGTAAACTGGGACGCACAACAATATTTTCAAAAAGTTCCTTGTGATAAAGATGTAAAAGAAGGTTGGGTGCACAATGATTCAGATCATCAATTAACAGCTATTGTTTATTTATCAAAACATAAAGGTTGTGGAACCTCTGTATATCGAAAAAATGATTTTTTTACTATAAGTAAAAACTATAGAATAAAAGAAGAGTATTATTCTCAAAACAAAAAATTTGATAAAAGATACTATCAAGCTTTAGAAGAAAATAATTCTTGTTTTACTAAAACTATAGAAGTTGAAAGTGTGTATAATAGACTAGTAATATTTGATGGTGCACAATGGCACGGGGTTAATGGTTTTTATGATAAAAATATCTCTGAAGATAGATTAACTTTAATAACTTTTTTTCACGACATAAACGGAAAAAATTTAAAATTTCCTGTGCCAGAAATGAATAGGATTTTGTAATGAAAATAATAATAGTAGGGGGAGGAAGTGCGGGTTGGATGACAGCAGCAACTTTACAATCTCAACTACCAGAACATCAAATAACTTTGATAGAATCAAAAAACATATCTATCACAGGAGTGGGTGAAAGCACTATAGGAGGAATTAGAGATTGGACACGTTTATTAAAAATAGAAGATAAAGACTTTATGAAAGATACTGATGCTAGTTATAAATTATCAATTAAGTTTACAGACTTTTATAAAAAAAAATCACAGTTTCATTATCCTTTTGGTACTCCTGAAATTAAAGAAAACGCTGCTTCTTTAAATGATTGGTGGTTTAAAAAATTATTTAATCCAAAAACACCTAATTCAGATTATGCAGACTGTATTTTTCCAACACAAATGGCTCACGTTAATCAAAATAAATTTGATACAAGTTTAGAATCTGCATTTCATTTTGATGCAGTAAAGTTTGGTATTTGGTTAAGAGATAATCGTTGTAAAAAAGTAAAACATATAGTTGATGACATTGTATCTATTGAACAAGATAAGAATGGAATAAAGTCATTAAACAATAAATATAAGGCAGATTTATATATAGACTGCACTGGGTTTAAATCTTTACTTCTAGATAAAACTTTAAAAGAACCCTTTGAGTCTTATGCTGATATGTTGCCTAATGATTCTGCTTGGGCTACAAGAATAAAATATAAGGATAAGAGAAAAGAACTAGTTCCTTATACAAACTGCACAGCTATTGAAAATGGTTGGGTGTGGAATATACCCTTATGGTCTAGAGTTGGAACAGGTTATGTATATTCAAGTAAATTTGTAGATGATGAAATAGCATTAAAAGAATTTAAAAAACATCTTGGTCAAGAAGATTTAGAATTTAAAAAATTAAAAATGAGAGTAGGTATTCATAATAGACTATGGGTTAAAAATGTAGTTGCTATTGGTTTATCTGCTGGATTTATAGAACCTTTAGAAAGTAATGGATTATTTACTGTTCATGAATTTTTATGGCATTTGCTTAGAAGTTTACGAAGAGGTAAAGTGACTCAATGGGAAAAAGATAATTTTACTTATAGATGTAAAAAAACTTTTAAACAATTTTCTGAATTTGTAGCAATGCACTATGCTTTATCTGTTAGAGACGATACTGAGTATTGGAAAAATTGTTTTAATAAACAATGGTGTGATAAATTAATTAATTTACAACAAGACCATCTTGTAGGATTTCAGACTATAGCTTATGATAAAATGCACAAATTTCATTTTAATGAAAGAAGTGGTATTCATTGTATAGCAGCAGGAATGAATTGGTCCCCAACAGATATAACTAGTTTAATATATACTAATTATAGAAGTATAGAAAATATAAAAAAAGATTGGATACCTATAATTAAAAAATTAAATGATAAAAAACAATATGCTATAAAACAAACAAAAAATAAAATTAATTTATTTGACTATTTAAAAAAAAATATTTATACATAAAAATGAAAGTATGAAAAATTATAACCATTTTAATGTACCTATTTGGGTAGAACAAAAACCTGAGTTTGTTAAATCATTAATACACTCTTCTAATAAATATATTACAGAAGCTAAAAAAAGAAATAAAGAACATATAAAAAAATATGGAGATTTTGGCATTAGTTATCATTCTACGACACTTCTTTTAGACAATAATTTTATTGATTTTAGAGATTACATTGGACAAAAATCATGGCAATATTTAGATCAACATGGATATGATATGTCTAAATATCAAACAATGTTTTCAGAATTATGGGTACAAGAGTTTGCTAAAAAAGGTGGCGGTCATCACAATGCTCACATACATTGGAATCAACATGTCTGTGGTTTTTATTTTTTAAAATGTAGCAATCACACTTCCTATCCAGTTTTTCATGAACCTAAAACTGGAGCAAGAGCTACAAAGTTAGATATGAAACCAGATATAAAAGGTATTTGGCCTGGACATGATTTAGTTCACTACTTACCACAACCAGGAACATTAATATTATTTCCTGGATATCTACAACATGAGTTTTCTTTAGATTATGGGAAAGAACCTTTTAGATTTATACACTTTAATATACAAGCAGTTCCTAAACAAATGGCTAAAGATGTTTAAAAAAAACAAATACGAAATTATTAAACAAGCTATTAGTAAAGATTTGGCTTTATATTTGTATAATTATTTTACAATAAAAAAACAAGTGTACGATACTTTTCTACAACACAAATACATTTCACCTTATGAAAAAGCTTTTGGTTATTATGAGGGCAAAGATGATCAAATTCCAAACACGTATTCTAATTATAGTGACATAGCTATGGAAACTTTAATGTTAAAATGTCAACCAAAAATGGAAAAGACAACTGGTTTAAAATTATACCCAGCTTATACTTATGCAAGAACATATAAAAAAGGCGATGAACTTAAAAAACACAAAGATAGATTTAGTTGTGAGATATCTACAACTATGAATCTTGGTGGTGATGATTGGCCAATATATTTAGAACCATTTGGAGAAGTCGGTAAGAAAGGCGTTAGAGTAGATTTAAATCCAGGAGATATGTTAGTTTATAGAGGCTGTGATTTAGAACATTGGAGAAATAAATTTAAAGGTACAGAGTGTGTGCAAGTTTTTTTACACTATAATAATTCTAAAACACCTGGAGCAAAAGAAAACATTTTTGATAACAGAAAACACGTAGGATTACCTTCTTGGTTTAAAGGAGTAAGGTGAATATAGCAAACCTAATATTACATAAGAAAAATTTTTTAACTTCTAAACAATGTAATTTATTAATAAAATATTACGAAAATAATAAATATAGAAAAGTTAAAGAACATTGTTTACATGCGGTAACAGGTCTTAACGTTCAATCAACTTTTGACGTAATTGATATAGAATACGCAACAAAAGAACAAAAACTTGTGTCTTCAGCAATTGAAAAATTAATAAATTTATATCATAAACATACAGATAAATTAAAAATGTTTCACATCTTAAAAAAAGATAGCATGTTATATTCTCACAAATTACGATTAATGAAATATGAAACTGGTGGTTGGATACACCCACATATAGATCACATACCACATATATATGGATCATGCACATTTAATTTAAATGATGATTATAAGGGAGGTGAGTTTGTATTTTTTAGAGGAAAGAAAAAAATTAAATTAAAAAAAGGAGACGCATTAATTTTTCCCGCTGGTTATGAATGGGTTCATGAAGTAAAACCAATTAAAAAAGGAACAAGATATAGTACTAATTGTTTTTTACAAGATCTTCCAACTTCAATATTATCTCAATTAAATAATATACAATCCTCTCTGTGTGAAAACTATAGATTTGATCCATTAGATGGTGAAAAATACAATATAAAATGAACATTACAAATATAGAAAGTATAGATTTTAAAGCGATTCCAATTAAAATATATACCACAGATTTTTTTATTCCTACAAATGAAATAGAAAATTTAAAGAAAATATGTTCTTATAAAAACAGATCAGATGACAATGTTAGATTATCTAAAAATATGAATGTATTAAAACATAAAAAATTAAACAATTTAAATAAATTGTTTAAAAAAGTATCTGATCATTATCATAAAAAAGTTCTAGGTTTAAAAAATAATTTTGTTATGACAAGTAGTTGGAGTAGTTTAGCTAAAAAAGGAAACTGTCATCATACTCATAATCACCCTAACATTATTTTTAGTTTAATTTATTATGTTACAAGTAATAATGGTAAATTGGTAGTTGGAAACACTAAATCTTCTATACAAGAAAATTTAAATTTTGATTATGATATTAATGAATATAACATATACAATTCTTCTAATTGGATTATAGAACCTAAAAAAGGAAATATAGTAGCTATTTTAGGAGATTTAACTCATAGAACATTGCCTCACGAGGGGGATCAAGATCGCATAATTATAGGTGCAAATTATTTTTTAGATGGCAATATAGGCCTTTATAAGGATCGTTATTCTGCTTTCAAAATAAAAACCTCTAGTATATAATGCTGGAA